CGATGAAAGGCTACCTTCAGGAGAACGAAAGAATTGGATTATTCTAGTGAATTCCGAAGATAACGGGGAAGGTAAGGCAACTGCGCTTTGTGTTCCAGAGGGTCCAATTAGCAAAGCTAGTGCAGAGAGATTTGCAGAAATGCTGAACGATTGGGCAGGTAAAGAATCCTACGAACCAATGCCATTCTAAAGGAGAGGGCATGTATTCACAGAATAAGATTCAGGCAGTTCTTGAGGCTTTCGAGAAAAGCGAAGGCTGGATGCCACAATATCACACGCTGGAAGAGACTGAGGAATTTAAGGCGTACATTGATTCAATCGTAACCATCGAGAGCAACTCAAAAGAATCATGGATACAAGAAGTCAAACCAATCTCAGTCAAGCGCCAGAAAGAAGTAACGCGGTGGATTGAGAACGAGATTGCGATGTGCGCTATCGACAGTGGGTATTTTGAAAGCCGGTACGCTTACATAACAGACGAATGTGGAACGGTGAGGAAATTCCAGAATAGGAAATCTCAGGAAGTTTTAGATTCTGTGATTGCCGATCTTGAGGATCGCGGGTTCGGAATCGAGTTGCTAATACTAGGCTCAAGGCAAAACGGAACATCTACCAAGATTCTTTTAAAGTTCCTGCACCGCACTTTGTTTGTTCCAAATACGACTACCTTACTATGCTCAGTGACACACGAAAAAACTGAGTATATGGAACAGGTATTGTCTGTGTCATACGATAAGATGCCGTGGTGGTTAGTTCCGATAAGAATGCCAAAAGGAGCATTCGGTAATCAATCTAGAATTACCCCGCAATCTGGAAGGGCGTCTGGAATCGCGCAAGGATATACTCCGCAGTGCGTCTACGTCACGGGCGTGGATTACTTACCAACTCCAGTAAAGACGATAGAGGAAGGTTTGTTAAGAGCAATCCATTCATCTCGCAACACATTCCTCGTTCTGCATGGGATGAAGGAGTCTGAATCTGGTTATCTTGCCGACCTATACCGGCACTCTAAAAAATACTGGTCACAGGGGAAGTCGCGTCTTTTCCCTATATTTATTCCATGGGTCATGTGTACCGATCTCTATCCGCAAGCAGAGTGGCTGCGTCATTACCCGATACCAACCGGATGGAAGCCTATATTGGAAACACAAGAGCACAGGAAGAAGTGCGAAAAGTTCATTCATTCAACGCCGTATCTTGCTAAGATTGCAGGAAGCGATTGGAAGATGCCCAAGGAGCAGCAATGGTATTGGGAATCCCAGTACAGTGAGGCTAAAGCTAGGAACACATTGGATTCATTTAATAAACATTTTGCACCTGACGATGGAGATACTTTGGCGGAACCAGAGGTTGTAATAGACGAAGAGATTGACGTGGAGACACTGTTTCCACAACCAGTCGCTATGCAGGAAAAGGTTGCGGCGGCAAGGAAGAAATTGGAGGGATGATGATCCGCGAATACATAGAAGGCCACAAATTCAACCTCACTGAGCAATTCAAAGCTCCTACGCCTCCGCACCGAAAGATGTGGTTCGTAAAGGGAGCTATAAAATGCGATGGAGTACCTATGGGTTTTGCTGCATGGGATTACAGCAAAGTAGAAGCTGAAAAACACTTCCAAACCTTTCTTGATCCGAGATGTATATGCGACATGACAAACAGAGACGGTAAGAATCCTCCATGCCCAGTCCATGCGGAGGCGCAAGGATGATTAGGTTTATCGACCTTGGCAAACAGATCGCGGAGGACCATAACGACCCCGATTGGCCGCGTGAATTTTGCTTCTACGACACGCTACAGGCATCCTTCCTATCCTTCTCTGGGCAGCAGATATTTGACAGCTACGAAGATGTGATAGACCAGATGGACGACTCAGACGCTGCCTACATAAAGAGGATCATGGGTTTGATACCTGCTTGGGTTCCAAGGGGCAAGCGGACGATGGTCAGGTGACATTATGTATAGCCAAAAGATCATTGATGCCAACCTAGACCTCTTTGAAGCGAAGAATGCTTGGAGACCTATTCGTCACACGCTTGACGAGGTTACCGAGTTCAAAAAGTATGTTGATTCTGTAGTTAAGATCGGAAGCAACTCTAAAGGCTCTTGGATAGAGAGCGTTGCGCCGATGACCGACAAGCGCAGAGCGGAAATCAAACGGTGGATTGAGAACGAGCAGGTTCTCTGCGGTTTAGACAGCTTTTACTGGGAGACAAATTATGCGTTCGTATGCGATGAGAAGGGGCAGATTTACAAATTTCAACCTCGCATGTCTCAAAGAATATACGAGTCAGTAATCGCCGATTTCGATGAGAAGCAAGTGTCAATCGAACTCCTTATTCTTAAAGGAAGACAACTCGGAATCACGACCGAGACTGCATTGAAGTTCCTGCATAGGATGCTATTCCTGCCCCACACTCAGGCTATTATGGCTTCGGTTAAGGCGGAGGCATCACAACTCATTTCGCGAATCATCGACACGGCATACGAGCGTTGCCCGTTCTGGTTAGTTCCATACAGGACTCCGAAAAGAGGATTCTCTAACGGATCAATCTTGTCGGTACAGTCTGGTATGCAGGCGACAGGATTGGCGCAAGGCTGGACCCCATCCTGCGTCCACCTGTCAGAGATCGCCGACATCCCCGATCCCGTGAAAACTATTGAAGAAGGTCTGTTCCGCGCTGCTCACTCGTCAAAGAATCTGTTCATGGTTTTGGAAGGCACAGGTGGCGGAAACACAGGATGGCTTGCAGACACATGGAGAGCGGCAAAAGAAGATTGGCCTAAAGGACAATCAAGACTTTTTCCGATGTTTATCCCGTGGCCGATGTGTCCTGAAATCTATCCGCAGCCAGACTGGAAAAGGAAATTTCCGATTGAAAATAGCTGGAGACCAAGCGACGTAACACTCAAGCATGTTCGTCGCTGCGAGTCATACATTCGCAACACGCCATATTTGTCGAGAGTCGCTGGAATCAATTACAGGATGCCCGTGGAACAGCAGTGGTTCTGGGAGTTCAACTATAACCAAGCGTGCAAGAATCACACTCAGAAGACTTGGGCATCGCAGATGCCAGCCGACGATTTTGAATCTCTAACAGGTAAACATGATTCAATCTTCGAGCCGGAAGTGATTGACGAAGTGGAGAATAATATATATGAGATTGTTGGTGATAAGAGACAGAGAAAAAGCGTGGTTCAAGAGTACGCTATCATCGGGCATGACGTTGATGAATCGTTCTACCCAGACCCATCTATTATAGATGGAAGCAAACAATCCATTACGGTTAAATGGAAATCACATAGAGACCAGAGGTACGAGTGGGAAATGATTCCACTTATACCAATGGACGAAGAGGTAGAGAGAAATACAATGGACCGTATTTTGATCTACGAGGAGCCGCAAAAAGGACAATACTATTCCTGTGGGATTGACACTGCAGATGGACTTGGAAAAGAGGATGAGGACAGAACGGTTCTCTCTGTGGCGAACAACAGATTCCAAGGTGAGGCAGATAAACAGGTTGCTGAGTTCACATCCAACAAAGTGAATGCGGCTCAGGTAGTGGCATTTGCGGCCTGTCTAGGTGCATATTACGGTCCTTATTGCCCTGACAGTAGAGGGATGAAATATGTAATCGAGCAGATTGGGAGACCAGGAGAAACGTGCCAGCACCAACTAAAGATGATGGGATTCAACCACCATCACAAACCAAAGAGATACGACAATAAGAAAATCAAATCGGAAGCAGGAAGCCGTGAAGGATGGTGGTCAAGTCCATGGAGTGTTCCTATGCTCATGACGCGCTTTGTGGAAGCTGTAAACGGTGGCTGGTATGTGCCGTCGTCTCGTTGGCTGATCGAGGAATTGAAGGCCTTAGAGCGCCATGCCACAAGCGGAAAATCCAAGATGGAGCATCGCACAGGACAGCACGACGACAGGGTGAGAGCGGCTGCGCAATCTTTTTTCACGGCTCACGATATGGATATTCTCACGGAACGAGCGAAAAGGCGTTATGATGTACCAGTGAAGAAGAACAACGACCCAAACAAGGGCCGCTGCATGAGCAACACATTTTCAGTTGGAGAGTGGTAACTGGAGGGGATAATGAGATTGATTTTAACAACAAAGAAAACCGAAGAACGAAACGATGCTATGCAACTTCAATACCGTGAACAGGAAAAAGAGGACAAAGCGGAACAGAGCCGAAGGGATGATGTTCAAGATGAACGTAGGATTTGGTCTAGTGTATTACAATCCCAATTAGACCAAGGAAAAAGATTGGTAGATGCTACCTTTGATGCTGACGAGGCGTTAAAATCGTATCGTGAGAGGTTTCAGTAGACGGGAGAGGACAATGGGAATAATCGAGTGGTGGAACGACAAGTGGAACAAGCCAGAAGAAGCGGCGCAAGAGGCTCCGAAGGTTATTACTGAGCCTATTTTGAGCGATGATACCCGCGTCAAGAGATACATTGATGGCGGCGGGGAGATCGTAGACCTATCCAACAAGCCGCGCATTGAAGGAGATGGTTTTCCTCCAGATCAGGAACTGCTGACACCGTTCAACCGTGCGCATGAGGGGACGAAGGCGGGACTAGCGGGAATGGTTGGGAGGAAGCGGTGAAGTTCCTCAAACTCACCAAGCGCCAGAATGAACACGAACGCTGTCTAGCCCTCTGGACTCCATGGCTGACAGTCCTCTGGGACTTCGGCTCCGTGCAGTGCCGTGGGACTGATGAGTTTGAACTTGTAATCAAATACAAGGCATACGGACCTATCCTCTACTTTGGCAATCGCGACATTGAGAGGCTAGGAGAACGGTCCAAGTTCGACAGACTTCAGTGGACCAAGATTCAGCCTCGTTACGCTGAGCAACGCAAGCGCAGGATAGACGAACGGGATTATTATGAGCGCAAGGAACAGGATGTAAGGCTAGGCAAGCGAAAGAATCCTGCGGACATGACCTACCCTGAGCGGCATGCGGCGACGATGGAAGCCGTCAAGAGGATGAAGTTCTCAGAGAATTTCGTCCACCTAATGACTACTCCTGTATGTAAACTAGCCTTAGAGCGCGGGGAAACAGTTGTGGACGATGTGGACGGAAGGCTGTTGACTGAGCAGCTTTTCTTGGAGGAAAAGGAAAAGTACGTGCGCGAGGCTACGGCTGGACCTGTTCTTTTAGGATTTAAGCGGTCGGAATCTGGAGAAGGATACGAAACGATTCACGTATCCGGTGCTGAGTTGAGAAAGGTTTCAAGCGGTGTTAGCCAAGTTCCACAATTGGAGGATGGACAATGATAAACAAGCGACTAAGTTGGGAATTGAAGACTAGATTCAAGTTTAAGTCAAGCAAGGGACATCTGACGGTTCGGGGAGGCATATTTGGATTGGATTTATACTGGGGAGCATTAGTGCCTATATGGAATAATGTGAGTGTTGACGAGAAGCGATGGGGAGTTATTTTGTACCCAATCCTTCGCATCTATCCCGGCAAGTCTTTTAAGTGCTTAAGATTATTGAAGACTAAGACTATGGACAACGTTGAGGATTAGGGATGAGCGCACAGGACGACATAATCATCTATCCTGACATGGTTGTTCCGCAGGAAGCGTTAGACTTCCTCGAATATCTGAATGCACAGAGCGTCACTCAACTAGGCATAAGCGATATAAAGATGCTCAAGAAACCGGCAAGGACAGCATCGGGCGCACAGCACTTGGATATGATGGACAAGATGTTGGAACAACGAAGAATGAGGGAACATGTCAACCGTCGATAGAATCTCCATACTCCAAGCAGAACTAGCCGCGCTCAAGAAGCAGCGCAAGGAACAGGTTATCGCCACCAAGAAAGAACAGCAGTGGGTAAGCGTCAAGAAGCGTTTACCTGAGAGTCAAGATCAGCGCGTTATCGTATGGCGCGAGGATCATATTGAACTGTGCTGGTTCTCAAAAGGAAAGTGGTACACATACAACGGATCATTCTTCTTAGAGGGAAAGGACGTGATCGACGGGGTTTCTCACTGGCTTGGAACTGATTGGATGCACTCGAAATATTCTCCATCCTACGGCCCAGGAATCAAGAACTTCCTGCTTTACCACTGGTACAACTTGACCGATAGAGCCTCTGACATGGCATACGATCTGCGGCCAAAGGGATGGAGTAGGACGGCGCAGTTGAGTAAGAAAGTGACGTTCTATAAGGATGCGTCAGGGAAGTTGATGGCTGGTCTTCCTGAAAATATTCCTGCGCCAAAAGGTTACCAAAAGATTGTTTGCAATTCGGCACTTGAGGCCGAACGGTATTCGTCACTTCAGAGGCAACAGGAACAGGTTGAGCATCGTTGCCAGCAGGAGCAAAGGGGAGCGGTAGAGGGCCAATTCGCAGAGGAATTGCGTTCTGAGATGCGGACAAAAATGGCGAACGCAAGGAATAATCTGAATAAAGATTTCATGCGCCGTGCTCTGGAAAGAATGGATGGGAAGAAGGACCCAACCGCCTACGAACGGGAAAGCTACCTTCATAGCGAAGCCTACGAGAGAAATCACTAGACTATTGAGGAGGTTTGGTTTAAGATTCATTTTAGCCGATACCGAGGTGGGACTCGGAATCTAAAGACGTGACCGGGAGGAAACGGAATGATGGGTGACCTACCTTAGACTTGAAACTCCGGTTGCCAAGCAGATGGATATAGTTCGTTGGCGTGTCCCTGACTGGGAAGCCCTAGATAGCGAAAAAATCGCTTGGGTTGACTCGCAGGTAACCGAGGCTGAGGGTTGGCTTTCTGGCCAGCCCTCGTACAAGAATCTAAACGCTAATCTACGTGTTTTCGATGGAATATTTAGAGATAAAACCAAGAGTTCGCTTGTCACGAATGAGTTAAGATACAGCATCAATAAATTCTGCACAACGATGGCGGAAGTACGTGAAATCGCTGGTTTTAGCTCAGACGTAGAAGTGTACAAGAAGATGGCAGAGATGCTTACAAAGGTCTCAAAATGCGTCTATTTAGAATCAGACTTTCCACTTCAAATTCTCAAAGTACTGCAATACGCCGCCGTTATGGGCGTCGGTTACCTGTGGTCGAAGGTTCGCGGTTCCGATTACAATTTTGGTCCACGAGAGCTTGTCTTTGACGCGCTAGGACTATTGGACGTAATGCCTACGCAGGTTCCGTCAAAAACCAATGACGTACAGGATGCCTACAGCGTAACGGTTTACGATTACATGCCTATCGCAGAGGCGTGCGCAAGATTCCCGTTATTTGCAGGACAACTCCAGACGGTCGGACGATCAAATTACAAGTCTCTGATTCAGGCACAAAGACAGGACTTTGCGGCGACGTGGCGTTATGGGCAAGTTGGAGAGACGCAGAGCCAGAGCTTTGGAAATCTCTACACGGAGATCAGATACACATTCGTTAGGGACATACGGATCAATACAAGTGGCATGGAAATGAATATGGGTAATGAAGGAACCTCATGGTTTTACAAGGTTCCATTCTTGGGTCAGGAAATCTTCGGCGGGATGAGGAATGGTCAACCTTACATGCGCCCAGCCATGGTTGAGGATTGCAGGATTTATCCAAACCTGCGGCTCATCACTACTTCAAATGGACTCGACAGGGTGATGTACGACGGCACCTCGTTCGACTGGGACCCAAAGATTCCAATCATTCAGTACACGGTTGACGATGTAGCTTGGGAGCCTTCAGGAAGATCGTTAGTCGGGGATGTAGCGTCAATCCAGACAACGATTAGGAAGCATGAGCGCAAGGTCGATCAGACCATGACTGCACGAAAGAATCCGCCAATGGGCTACGATCTTGACACAAATGGCGGAGCCAAGATTGAACACTTCGATATTTTCGAGGAAGATGTTCGCCTTGGACTTGCAGGCGGTCAGGAACCAACAAAAGCATTCCAATCATTACTTCCCGAATCTGTTTTGGTAGACACCACAGACTTTACTTGGCTCAAATAC